TTCGTATTTTCCGATATATCGGACTTTTCATTTTGAGATTCCTGCTCACTACCTTCTGCCCATCCTTCATTTTTAACGGGATAGTTCCCGTTCTGATCGGGGGGCTTGCTAAGATCGTAATCCTTCCAGTGTATCCGAAGATTTCTCCACCGGTCGACGACGGTGGTGGTGGCGGTAATCTTCGCATCAGTTCGAGCTGTAAGCCAAACAAGCTCATTTCGTTCCTGCGATTTTTCACTATCGTGTACACCGTCAGAACGACGAACAGCACAACCCAGCAAACAAGCAACCAAAATTCCGGAAATCGTAAGTATTCGTACATATTTCATGTTATTACCATCCAAAAGGAAGTTCATAAATACAATACCTCATTCACATTTTCTCCCAACCGGCTTCAATATCAGCCATATCAATATGCACTCCATTCTCCACATAACACATTGCATCCACTAAAGCACACATGGTTCCTTTATCAGTAAGATCCAGTCCGCAACATTCCGGCATCTGCATTTCCTTACAAACTGTACGCACATATGCCGCTGTATCATTCTCATTTCGTGGTGCCCAGCGTTCCACGATCTCTTTAACTGTATGCAGATTATACGAACGCTGATATTTCTGTAACAGTCTCATCATGGCCCGTACACCATCTGACATTGTTTCAAACTCTTCAAAAACTTGATCTTTCTTATCAGCTTTTGATACTTCGCCTTTCCAGTCGTTACGTTCCGAATTACGGATATTACCCGGATTATTGTTCCGGATTCCCCTGGCTTGTTTTGTCATTTTTATCCTCCTTATCTAAAATATTACTGATGTTCTTACCTAATTTCGATTCTATTTCTCCCCGAAGTTGTAGTTTCAGTAACTTCGGAAACAACATTTTGGGCCAAATAATCAATACACTCCCTAACATACTCCACAGTTCACATGCACAAGCCAGAGCGCACCCTCCTTTTGTTAATAGCGAAGCATCATCACCAAATATCCGTTCAGTGGCATACACAACCAGCATAAAACCACCATATACGATAACCTTTGCCGGTGTATCTCTCCCACTCTGAGAAAGCAGGAATTTACCTTGTTTTCTGGCCGAAAGCATTCCGAAAGCCATATCCATCAATATAGCCAACCCCATAGCTGCGAAAGCATATTTAACCGGTGCCATGAAGTTCAACAAAAAAGCAGCAAAGCTCATCAGCCATCCCCAGGAAGAATTAAGAACTCCCTGAAGCTTCACCAAAATACGCTCCACGATCGGGGCAAATGTTTCTATTATCATCGTGATCAATATTTTCTGCAAAGATGCCGGGATGTTTGATTGATATAAAGGACAAAGTCCTTTCCCCCAGTGGAGCCGAAGAGAAACAAGCTACCTTAGAGCCTATATCAATAACGATAAATTCAGGCAGTTTCTCTCGGTATTCTCACAAGAAAAAAGTCAATAAATTGACTTTTAAAAGGAAAGGGGGTATGGGAAAACGTAGTTTTCTCATTGTCTGGCAACAGACCACGCGACGCCCTCCAAAAAAAATGCGGCAGCAGATTCGATTTTTCACCTTATCTGCTGCCGCCCTCAAACGGATCGCGCATGAATTGCGCCTACCGATTTAATGTAAAAAGATGATGCCACCACTTGCAACCGCTAGATCCGGCATAAAGAAGTTTGCACCAACAAAAGCCGTGTCCCAGGCATCAGTAACGTGTGTCTTGTATTCGTCCGGTGCATCAGGACTATCTTCGGTGGCTTCCGGGCTCTTATCTTTTTCAAAGCCGTTCTTACCAACCTTAACGGCTGTCTGTTCCATTGCCAATTTTAAAAACTCGTTGTGGTACATATTGAATACAGGATAGAGTAGATCCGGATCATTCTTTAATGCACGGTCTATCTGTTCATGTCGCCAGTCATGGCGGCTGGTCTGACCTATATAAACATCTGTCACATCCCATCTATATTCATTCAGCACACGAATGATAGTGTCTTTGTAGGACTCAGCATTATTACCGGTAGTCCAGACAAATGTATGGTCATAGAAGAATATAATATCACGCTTGATTTTGTATTTATAATACTCACATACCTGGCGCACCAACTCTTCCAGTTTTGCAGGTGTCTTAACAAAAAAGCTCTTCAACGTTCGCAGCTGGCGACCTTGCACCTGACACACACAAGCGGTATTGATAGCGGAGTTACTATCGAAGGCGATAATAAGCGGGGCATCCATGTCGAGATCACCATCGGCCAGGCAACCGGCTGTTTGTAGCTTATTCCAGTCCGCTCCCATACTCCCCATATACCGCGTGTCACCTGGTGTATAGAAGTGGTGTTCTCCCAATCCAGAATAAAAGCCATTGGCCACGCGGAACAGGCGCTCGTTCATAAAGGCAGTACGCCATACCAATGTTGGAGAGTCACGGTACATTTGCCAGATATAGTCTTTACCTACAACCTCCATATTATCGAATATATCGTATTCTCCATAATACACAGTATATTCACGTGTCTTTCCTCTGGTTTGCTTTACTGGCGGCTGATATCTTCTTGCAAGCATCAAGTCACGTCGTAATTCTTTATACTTACGTCTTGTATATTCATTCTGCTCCGGAAAGCATTCTGTGAGTTTCATTTCTCGGTATAGATTTCGGATCAGGTTGATATGAACCGGGTTCATTTCGTTTATCTTATCCAATATCCAGCGACCAGATTTCACAGTCGGCATATCAGTACTATACATTACAGAGTGATGCCAGGGACAATGACCATAATCTTGCACATTACCACGATTGGCCGGATTGACCTCTGTTTTGATTTTGTCATAATCTAAAAACTTAGCTTCTGGCCCTATAACCCAATCAAGCGACATGGAGTTAGCTGACATTCCCTGACTAAAAGAAAGAACAACCATGACTGTTCCATTCCAAAAATGTATACAGTTTCCCCATGCATCACGGAGTGGTGATCGTTTTGGTTTACCAAAATTGACTGATTGAGGAGCTTTACGACCTACAAAAAAGTGTACACCTTCGACATATCCCCATTCCGCTAAAGCGTGAATGATAGCAGGTAAGGTATTGCCCCAAGCTTTAGCATAAGACGGGGATATCAACGCTCCAGTACTGCCAGGCATAGCCCAAACATTTCGGAGTATAAATCGCGCATCCAGTCCCTCAGATTTACCTGTACCGCGTGAACATACCCAATACTCATCATGAGCAGCAATAGCCATTCCCATGCGTTGCATACGGTTAAAGAACTTCTGTTGTATGTCCTGTCCTTTCCTGACAAAAGCTTCAGTCATTAGTACCATCGGTTATCGGTTCTACATCAATTATATCACGATCATTTTTAAATAAGGCCCGGAATGCTTTACGTTCATCCTCCAAGTTCGGGATAGGTTTAAATTCATCACCTAATAAGGTAACATCATCTGAAGGTTCAAACACTGGCGGCTGCCAGCCGGTACGATCAATTTCATCATCTTCTTTATCAGCCCTGGTATATTTACCAATCTTGTCTGCATTGGCGGCTATGCCCTTCGGATCTTTTGCATCTTTGGCTATTTTAATACCTTCTTTTGCCGACTCAATAATTATATGGCGATACCAGTTTTTGCTCGCTAGTTGAATATTTCCAACTAGTCGTTTAATAGCTGCAATATCCCGATAAGCAGTAGCCGGCGAAACAGGATAACAAGAACCACCACACCCGCCGGTCAGAAATGTTACCAGATCTTTATCCTGAGTAACCGGATCTTCCAATAACTTTGACACACACAGCATCCAGCGTTCCTTTTGCTGCATCTCTCGATCGGAAAGAAATTGAGCTGCATCTTCCCGACCTTTGAACAAGACCATTTCAATCTTATCGTATGATGTAAGTTCCTTTGCCATTATTCTTTTGATAATTGTTCAAGTATATACTTGTCTGCGAGTGGTTCGGCTGCAGGTGAACCCGCCTTTGCCAATTTGACAACCGTTTTACGCAATTCATATTTTGTCTTCAGTTTACCTTTTTGATAAGCTGAATAAATAGGAGATAACTTATGTGTTTTGCATATTTCACAAAACAAACCGCGCTGATCAGCCGGGATATTAATTAAAATTGCAATCTCCGAAGGCGGTAACAGTGCGGACGACATTTCTTCCAGTTCCTTTAATTGTTCTACTGTGAGTTCCATTCAAATGGTATCGAATCTTCGTTAAACACCTGATTAAATTGTGATTCAAAAAACGAGAATAATCCCGGATCAGAAAACAAGAAACCCGCTTCGTAACGAACAGGTTGATTTGCATTTGCACTACCTACTATACCTATACGGTAACGTTCATTACTAATCAACAAAACTTTTGCATGGCAGGAAGCAAGGCGAATATCGGTTGTTATTCCGGCAGCAAAAAGCAACATTTCAAGCTTATGCCTTTTCACATTCATATCCAGGATCATCCGTAAATCTGTGATATTCCCTTTTTCAACCTCAAAGAACATAGGTCGAAGTACATCTTCAGACACATTAAACGTCTCCATCATCACGCAGGCTGGCCCTGTACGAGAAAGGAGAACAGTCAATGCTTCATGTATTGCCCATTCTCCTTTATGATGAAAACCTTTCACTCCTAAATCTAATCCAGCAGTGAGCAGTTCTTCAAAAGCCTTAGCACTCATTATTTCATACCTTCCAGTTCAGCCAGTTCTTTGCGATACACTTCCAGACGCTGCTCTGCTTTTTGCTTTAGGTTCTTTTTTCCATTCTTGTCATGATTGGAAATAGACACCTCCGTACGACGTATATTTTCTTTCAGTCGCTCGATACGGTTTGCAATCTGCATCCCCTTTAGAACTTGATCGGTCGGTAATTCTTCAGTCCGTTTCTCTTGAAGTTTCAAAGCAACATGTTTACCTTCTGCCCAGGCATCAATCTGATCCCATAAACCGGCGCGCTCTATCCAAAGATCATGTACTTGATTGGCAATAGGTGCCCGTTGTTCCGGAGTGAGTGATTCATTTTGCATCTCAGTAAAAAGAGAAGCATAAAGCGGGGTAATATAGCGAACACGATCAAAGATCAAACGAATATTATCCGGCAAGGATGTATAAGTTACAATCTTTGCACCCGGACGAAGTACGGCCAAACGATCCTGCAACTCTTGTAGTTCCTCTTGTGCTTCTTCCAAATCGGATTCTAAAGCGGCTATTTCCTCCGATTTATCCTCGTTATCATCTTCCAAAGCAGTGATTTTGTCCTGAAGGGCAAACAATTCTGTTTCTTTTACCAGTATTTCCTTCAGCACTTTGTCACCTAGTACTTCATTCGCCTTTGCATCAGCAGCTTTCGCAACGGCAACAGCCGTGACCATCGTTTTTGCAGCTACTTCAACCGCCATCATTTGCGGTCTAGCTCCTGCCATGCGGGTAATGGATGTCAGTTTATTAACCAGTACTGTGTAATGGTTATCAAACTGAGGTGCGTCGGAAACTTCACTAAAAAACGAAAGGTATTTACTTTTCATTTCTTCCGGAGCTAAAGAACGGAAGAGAGCCACACCGTCTGCATATCTACGCTGACGGTTGGCTAACCAGTTTTGTAATGTTATCTTTTCCATTAAGAACCAGGATTTTCCGGAGTAGAAGCTACTCCTGTAAACAATTCGGAAAGGTCGACAGGAGTACCCATCACGATCATTGGTGCTACACTGTCAGCCTCAAAGGTGAAAGACCAACCGCGTTTATCGGCAGGAGCTTTCCCCCCATCGAAAGAAGCTGTAACCATACAGGGATAACCTTCCTGACCGATCAACTGCTGATGTTCATCATTCTCAATAAGCAGATAACCCGGAGTATTACAAATCTGACGGGCAAAAGCGGCCGCATCGATTTTACTACCCGGATGGAAGAACTCGCCGGTAATCTTATAGCTTTTACAGTCCGTTTCTCCCTGTATTTCTGCTTTATAACCTACCGTGGCACGAGTTGCATAGATAGGTGTAGGTTTATCACCACTCTTAACGAAAGTAAAAGCACCTTCTGCCGTTACAAAATCGGCCACCTCTTTTGGCACTTTCGGTAAAGCAGGTACTTTTGTTACACTACTTTCAGGTATAAAGGCTACACGTCCTTTATATCCCCCCATATTATCTGATCCAGCCGGCCAGAATACCGGAGCAAATGCGGCACACATTACACCCTCTATTGACATATCAGGCACACAAAAGGCACATATCAGTACGATAAAGAACAACAACGCTAGAATCTTATTGATATTTTTCATTGTATATGTATATATTATGTAAAACAAACGAAAGGGCACGAATGCCCTTCCTTATTAGTTATCAGGACTTGGTATAAATACCAGACGCAGTAAAGTCTTTACCTTCAGCAACTGTCACACTACCGTTTTCTGGTTTTGTATAGCCTGTCACTTCTTTATAGTAGATGGTATGTGTACCATCCGGAACACCAAGTAAAGTATCATTACTCTTCATCCATTCACCATTCTCTCCCAATTTCCATTCGGCACCAGCTTCAACTGCTTCTGCAGATGTAATGGTTACAGTTACAGCTGCACCGGTTACATAATCACCTGCTAAGTCTACTCCCTCATTGGTAAATTCATTTACCTGGAATACTTTTTGATGAATATCCTGGAAACGGGTACCATAACCAGCCTGAAGCCAGAACTGAAGTTCGTTCGGATCTTCGAAAATATCACGGATCTGAACAAACCGGGTTGCCTTTTGTGTGTTTGCTCCAAAGTCCATCATGCCTGGGCGGATCAGAATTAATGCATGACCGGTACCATAAGCTTCATGCGTAATGGGTTGCAAACCAGGGAACTTTGCATCATCCTTGACTGCCTTCCAGAAATCTTCTGTCGATGGACGGGCAAAAGCATCGACCTTCTGACGATAGGCTTCCTTACAAATCATTTCGACCTGATCGGAATAATAAAGTATCGCACTGCGTTTCAGGAACGGATGCGCTGCACGAAGGAAGTTAACAAGGCGATCATAATCATTCACCCCATCACCACCGGCGAAAAAGCCAGTTCGTACTAAGTTGCGATTAGCCATATTAATATCATTCGTCGTCTTAAAATGATCAATCCACGGAAAGAAGCCGGTAAATGATGTCATCGGACTGAATACATTATCATTACGTTCAGCGAAAAAAGCGGAGAAAGTCACATCTTCAGAATGACTGATAATGTGGCTATCTACTACAAACTTTTCCATCGGATGTTTTTTCGTCGTGTGATCTACACGTTGTCCAGCGTTAGAAAGAATTTTCTTTTCTGAGTAGTTCAGAATATTATCTTTCAGACGGGCAACTGTCAGTTCCGGTTTGATGGACATTTCTACAATCTTACCGATCTCATTCGGATAATTAATTTCTGCACCTGCTTTGTATGGGCCAGTATGTCCGGCTTTGCGACGGGCGTTCGTAATTACATCCTCGTTCTCTATTTCAATCACGTTCAGCTTCATGTCTGCCGCGAACTTCTGAAACGTGAAATACGGCAACGTACGAAGTACGCCGTCATAATCAATAGCATAACGTTTCAGCTTTTCAATATCTAACAATCCTTGTTTTGCCATGTCTGTTACTTATGTGTAAAAAATCCTGTTTCCTGCGCTTTAGCCATGATAGCAAGCGTATCTCCGTCGTGCTTTTCCGCAAAGTCTTTGATGTCCTCTGCTCCGGCTCCCGGTTCATTATTAACCTTAGCTTCCGATTGTTTTGTAACCGGTGTCCCCTTTAGTTCTGCCAGATCAGATTGAAGCTGTTCAACCTGCTGGTTCTTCTGTTTCAATTCATTCTGTGCAGTAGCCAGTTGTTCCTGCAACCCGGCATCCGCACTGCCTT